ATATAAATTCGATAATGGTCAACGAGACAATTACTACGATCACGCAACAATCACTCTGAATCCAGGACAAACACAACCTACAGGTGATCTTGTCATATTTGCAAATTACTATCAACATTCTGGTGGTGATGGCTACTTCTCCGTAGCTTCATATTCAAATGATGCATATACAAGCATTCCAACATATACTTGCAAAGCTGGAACAACATATTATCTGAGAGATTGTATCGATTTCAGACCAGCGAGATTGAATGCACAGAGCAGTTTTGTGTTCCGTTATTCAAATGCATCAACAAATTACGGAACATTCTTGCCTGTTGATCTTACAACATTCACTGGAAATTATTCTTACTATCTTGGAAGAAGAGATAAACTTGTTCTGAGCAAAGACAAGAGTTTCCAGATTGTTGAAGGTACTCCATCATTAGACCCAATCTATCCTAATGAACCAGATGGCTCACTTGTGATTGCGAATATTGCACATGATCCATACACAGCATATTTACCAACAGAAGTTCCAACAGGAACAATTCCCAATCTGTCTATTGATCGAGTAAAACACAAACGATATACAATGCAGGATATTGCTGGACTGGAAAACAGAATCAACAATATCGAATACTATACTGCATTGAGTCTGTTGGAACAAAATGCACAAGCATTGCAGATTTCTGACGCATTTGGTTTGAATAGATTCAAGAATGGTATCGTTGTTGACGATTTCTCAAGCTATTCGACTGCTGATACAGGAAATGCAGATTACAATGCGACGATCAATCGCAGAACAAAGCAGATGACAGCTACACAAAATGTTAAGAATTTCCCATTGAAATCTGTTGCAACTGTAAACAACATGAATTTGCCTTCAGCAACATCAACTTCTTTAGGCTATGCAATCAATACAGATGGATATGTGAACTATTACTCATTGCCATATACAACAGCAAATGTAGCATCACAAAAATTTGCTTCAAGAACAGTCAATGCAAATCCATTTACATTCTCTGTGACACAAGGTGTTCTGTCAATTACACCTAATGTGGACAATTGGGTAGATACAAATTATGCACCTTCATTGTTGATTGTTGATCCTAATCTACAAGTCTATCGCGCAAATGCACAATCGTTGAATGTGTTGCAAGCTGGTGATTGGAAAACCGTCACAGGAACAACACACAATTTCAGCACATCACAAGATTATGAAGGTGGCACACTAGTACAGAACTTCCAATCTTATCAGCAAACACAAACAAATATTGTTGGTGCTTATGATAACATTGGTTCGACATATGCTCTGAATAATGGATATATCACAGATATCAGTATTCTTCCATATATCCGTTCACAGCAAATTGTTGTTCGTGCAAAAGGATTGCTGGTAAATACAACATTGAATTCATACTTTGATAATACTAGCGTAAATCAGTATATTCGCAGAACTAATGTTATCGAAGTTTCTGGTGTTTCTGGAACATTCAATGAAGATGATGTTATTGGATATATGACTGGTGGAACTCCACCATTTATTCCTACAGGAAAGATTGTTGGAGTTCATGCATATGCAGGAACCACAAATGTTCGTCTGTATGTCGCTGCTGATGCAAAAGTAACTTCTTATGCCAACCCATCGACAGGTGTAATTCAAAACGCATACTTCGATGCAAATGGTTTGAATCCAACATCGACAGCAAGTGGAACTCTTGTTTCTCAGACACATAATGCTTGCAGCGTAAACAATGCAATTTCCACAACACGAGTTCAATTGTCACCACTAGCATCATCAACAGATAGCTATTATGTTGGAAACACAATTCACTTTGTTGCTGGAACAAGTGCAGGACAATCTGCAACAATCAGCACATATTACGGTGCAAATCAGACAGCAATTCTGTCAAGCAGTGTAACAGTTGCAAATAATGATGTTTACTCAATCGGAAACTTCTCTTCTGATGAAACTGGAGCATTTTACGGAATATTTGCTGTTCCTGTAAATACATTCCATACAGGACAAAGAGTTCTTCGTATTGACAATTCAACTGGTGGTACACCATCATCTGCAACAACATACGCAGAGAGTACCTTCTATGCAGAAGGTCTACAAACTACACAACAAGGTGTAGATTTTGGTGCATCTCCAGCTGGAGCAAAAAACACATTTACACAAACAAGTGCACCACAGACAGTCACAAACTTTGTAAGTCAGTGGCTATATCGTTATGATCCTGTTGCTCAGACATTCATGATCGATGAAGCAACATATCCTAATGGTGTATTCTTGAATTCGATCAATCTGTTCTTCAGAACTAAACCAACTTCAGACAATTCACCTATCACATTGTCTGTTCTTGGAACATTGAATGGATACCCAAATGGTGTCACATTGGACCATTCTGTCGTAACAGTCACACCAGATCAAGTAAATATTTCAGAGAATCCACAATTTGTTGATTCAACAACATACACTCAATTCAATTTCTCTGCGCCAGTTTACATTCAACCTGGAGTTCTGTATTCATTCATGCTACATTCATCGAGCAATGAATACAATCTGTGGTCGGCATCTAATGGTGATACGGCATTGTCTTCATCTGTCAAGAATCTTCCTTCAGATGCGACACCATCAACAATCACCAAGATTGCTTCTGCACCATATATTGGTTCATTATTCTTGTCACAGAATTCACAGACTTGGGTTGCTGATTTGAATCAATCACTGATGTTTGTGATGGATCGATGTGTGTTCAATACTACAGCATCTCCAACATTGCAATTCGTTGTACCTAATAAGTTGCCACAAAGAACAATCATTGATCAATCTGTTCAATATTTCTTGAATGCCAACAGCATTTCTTCAAATGTTGATGCGTATTCAAATACAGATATTCTTGTAGATGCATTCAATGTAACAACAACAGATTTTATTCCTACAACATCAGGAATTTCTTACAGTTACAATGCAACCCTTGCAACTGGTGGCGCAGCAGGAACTACTTCAATTACTCCTGGAAAATTTGGTACTGCATCACAAGATGACATTTATTGCCATGACAACAAGGGTCCAAGAATTCTTCTTGCAAATACAAATTCATCATTCAGTTTGTATGCCCAATTAACAACAGGAAGCGATGCAGTAAGTCCTATCATCTCTGATGCTGGATTATCAACATATGCAATTCAATGGAATATCAATAATTGCGAATTGTCAAATAGTCTGATTACTCTTGTAAGTGGTGGAACTGGTTACAATGCAAATACAACATCAGTAACAATCTCTGCTCCTGTTGGATCAAGTGGTTCAGCAGCAACCGCAACAGCAGCAGCAAATATCGTTGGCGGTGTAATTCAATCAGTCTATATCACATATCCTGGAACTGGATACATTACAACACCAACAGTCACAATTACTGATGCCAATTCGACACCAGGAACTGGAGCTTCTGCTACAATTGCGGGAGAAACATCAAAATCTGGTGGTCCCGCATTAGCAAAATATGTAACAAAACCAGTCATTCTGAATGCAGGAAATGATTCAGGAGACTTGAATGTATACATTTCTGCTTACAGAACACCTGGTTCGGATATCAGCGTATATTACAAGATTTTGAATAGAAATGATACACAGTCTATTAATGACAGTTCATGGCAATTGATGACTATGATCAATAATACTGCTGGTGTTTATTCGGCAACAAGAAATGATATTCGTGAATTTGTATTTGCACCAGGATCAGCTAATTATGATCAAGGATATGTTTCGTATACAAGCACGAATGGTCAGACATACACAACATTCAGTCAATTTGCACTGAAGATTGTTCTGACAACAACAGATAATACTTCTGTTCCATTCTTGACCGATCTTCGTGCAATTGCCTTGCCAGCTAATGTGAATACTACGGTATGAGTTTAGTGAAAGTTAAAAACAGCACTTTTGTGCGAGATACGGGAACCATGGCTCTTATTAATCAGGATAATAATGGACTTACTGATTATATGAATAAAAGAAGAGTCATGGAAGCCCAAAGAAGTGAAATAAATAATATGAAAGTAGAAATGAATACTATCAAATCTGATGTTTCAGAAATCAAAGATTTGCTATACCAACTTTTAAGCAAAGGTTCTCATGGCTAATACAGTTTCCACATTAAGCTACGCAAATACATTCGGTGATTGGGTTGTTGTTACCAATGCTGCGGCAGCAGAAATCAATTCAATCGGTAAATACAATTGGACAAAAGATTCAGGACAACTGATTCTTAATGGTTCTGGTAATGCACTTCAAGTTGCAAATAATGTAATTGTTGGTGGACAACTTCAAGCTAATGGAACATCGACATTCCAGTCAGCGGCTTCTATGCAAGCGTCTGGAGTTGGTCTTGCAGTATCAAATAATGCAACTATTGGTGGTTATTTGAATGTTTCAGGTAATACAAACATTTCAAATACATTGTCTGTTACTGGTGCTACCACAGTATCGAATACTCTTTCCGTAACAGGTTCAACAACAATTTCAAATACATTGACAGCAACAGGAACAGTCAATGTAGCAAATAATTTGCTTGTCACAAATAATGTATATGCTGTTGGAAATATCACAGTAAATGCAGTTCAAGCTAATACATCAATTAATACTGCTTCAATCACAGTGACAACGGGAGTAACTGTTGCTGGTTTGAATGTTGTTCCTTATGCAACAGCATCTTTTGGATCCGCAAACGCAGCATTTGCACAAGCTAATGCCGCATTCGCTCAAACTAATACGGCAACAAATACAGCAACAGCATCATTTACACAGGCAAATTCAGGATTCTCTGTAGCAAATTCTGCTACAAATACGGCAACTGCTGGATTTACTCAAGCAAATGTTGCATACAATCTTGCAAATAGTGTTGTAAATGGTACACAATCGATCACTGGAAGCACATTCAACTTTACTGGTGCAACATTTAATGCCACAAGTGCAGTTGGTAACTTCTCATCAATCAATGCAACAGGCGGTGTAACTGTTGGTGGAAACTTTACAATCAACGGTTCTACAGTATACAATTCAAACAACTTCGTTTTGAGTGCAAATGCAACGACAGCTTCGAATAATTCATTGACCGTCAATAGAGGGTCATCGGGATCAAATGCGGTCATTCGTTGGAACGAATCTGGTCAATATTGGGACATTAATAATGTAGGATCAGGAACATATTATCAGTTGATGAATGTCAACATGATTCTTGATAGTACAACTTCTACTTCCACAACAACTGTTCCAACAAATAAAGCAGTTACTGGTGCATTCATTATTGCAAATGCTGCTTTCGCTCAAGCTAATTCTGGATTTACTGTAGCAAATACTGCTTCTAATACTGCAACTGCTGCTTTTGCTCAAGCTAATGCTGGATTTACTGTAGCAAATACATCAACAAATACAGCTACAGCATCATTTGCTCAAGCTAATGCAGCTTTCTCCACTGCAAATGCAGCATTTAATTATGCAAATACTCAAGTATCGAATATCTCTGGTGTCGATGCAACACAGAATACAAATATTTCTTCTGCATCGACACTTGCACAGAACGCATATAATACTGCGAATGTTGGTTACAATCTAGTAAATTCTGGCGGGACAATCAATGGACAATTGTCTATTGCAGGAAATCTGATTGTTAACGGAACAACTTCATACATCAATGTCGCAACACTACAAACAGCAGAATCACTGATTGAACTTGCTGGCAACAACACAACAGATGTTATTGATATTGGTTTCTATGGACAATATGTTTCATCAGGAACAAAGTACGCAGGTCTTGTAAGAAGTGCAGGAAGCAACTTCTATCTGTTCAAAGACATTGCAACAAATCCATCAGGAAATTCTGTTGGAGCAATTACATTAGGTAACTTTGGAACACTGAATGCTAATCTAACCGGAGGTATTGTTTCTGGTCTTGCAGCAGCAATTGGAATTGCATCTGGTGGTACGAACAACACAGCATTTACGAGCAATACACTTTCATATTATAACGGTTCTGCAATTGCTTCTCTTGCTAATGTATCATCTTCTGGATCATATGGAAACAGTGCATATCATCCTGTTGTAACAGTAGATGGATATGGAAGAGTAACATCAGCGTCGAATGTTGCAATTGCAATTTCTTCAAGTGCAGTTTCTGGATTGGCTGCATCAGCAACAACCGATACTTCAAATGCTACCAACATCACTTCTGGTACTTTAAGTGCCACAAGACTATCGACTTCTGGAGCAACTGCTGGAACATATGGTGGTTCTTCAAATATTGCTGTAATTGCAGTCGATACTTACGGAAGAGTAACGTCTGCATCGAATATTGCTATTACCATACCAACAACAACATCAAATGTTCAATATTTCTCACTGGGTATTGGAACTGCACCATCTAATGTTTCAGGAGAAATTCGTGCTGCCGGTGATATTACTGCATGGTATTCATCAGACGAAAGACTTAAAACCAATGTCATTACGATTCAAAATGCTTTAGAAAAAGTTTCTCAAATTTCTGGTGTTAGCTTTAATTGGAATGAAAAGGCAATCGGAAAAAATCCATATGAAAGGGAAGTTGGTGTTATAGCTCAAGAAGTCAGAGAAGTTCTTCCCGAAGTTGTACGAGAAAGAGAAGGAACCAGTTATCTTGCAGTTCAATATGAGAAAATTGTTCCTCTATTGATCGAGGCAATTAAAGAATTGAAATCAGAAATTAATGAATTAAAGAAGAAATAAATATATCACAGAATAACTAATTGGATTTTCCATGGCAGCAGGATATCAAGACCAATATATCGAGAAAGGAACCGATTTCGTTTCTCAATTAACATTGAAAGATTCATATGGCAGTCCATATGATTTGTCATTTTTCACTGTTAATAGTCAAGCAAGAATATCTTACACAACATCGAATGTTGCATTGCAATTCACTTCATCCATTATTGATGCTGCAAATGGTGTTATTCAGTTATCCGCAAATGCAGCAACAACTGCTAATGTAGTACCAAATTATGTTGGGCGACTTGTTTATGATGTAGTAATTACTGATACAAATTCTGGCACAAAGTCAAGAGTTCTGGAGGGACAAATAACAGTATCTCCGTCTGTAACTCAATAGGAAAAATATGTCAATAACAGTTACAGTAAATCCGGTAAACAGAGTCATAGTTTCATCGGCAAATGGAGTAAATCGTTCTACAGTATCAGAAACTACAATCTTTTCTGGTGCACAGAATGCTAATCTTGTCTCCGAAATTACACAAATAGCAAACACAGCGAATGCTGCATTAGCGGCATCAAGTAATGCACTTCCGTTAGCTGGCGGAACAATGACAGGTTCTATTGCATTTAGCAATCCTGCCAATGCAAATCTGTGGGTTGGACCAATACAAACACCAAATGGTATAGATTTATTTGCAAATAACAATGCAGATTGGGCACAACTGAATTATGCAAATATAAATTTTGTGTATGTTGAAAAAGATTATGCAGGACTCAATACAACAAATACTGGTATATTTTTAGATGATCTGCAAAAAACTACATCGATAGTTGTTGATGGACATAATTATGTATTTTCGAATGTTGGATTAACATTTAACGATGGTAGTGTAATTAATTCTTCGAATTTGATTTATTCTACTGCAAATGTAGCAAATACTGTGAATGCAGCCATCGTTGTGATCCAGGATGTAGATGTTACTCAAAATACATGGATTGCATCGAATTCAATCATAGCACATTCTGGTTTCACTCAAGCAAATTTTGCATATTCACAAGCAAATACAGCAACAGGAACCGCGATTGCCGGATTCGCTCAAGCAAATACAGCAACAAATATTGCTATGGTGGCATTTGGACAAGCTAATACAGCGTCAAACATAGCCACAGGAGCATTTGCTCAAGCTAATGCTGGATTTACTGTAGCAAATACTGCTTCATCAAATACTGTATCTCTACAGGGTGGATTGAATACTGCGAATGCGAATATTTCTGTTCTATTTGGAATAGAAACAACACAAAATACTTGGATCAGTTCTAATGCAGCATTTACACAAGCAGCATTTAATACTGCAAATACTGCTACAACGAATATAACAAATATTCAAGGTGTAGATAATACACAAAATACTTGGATTGCATCGAATTCTGTTTATAGTCAAGCATCATTTGCACAAGCCAATGCAGCAAATATTTTGGCTCAAGGTGCATACAATAATTCGAATACCAAATTCAGTTCTTCTGGTGGTACAATAACAGGTTCTGTTTCAATTACAAATGACCTGACAGTTACTGGTAACATTTTCCTTTCTGGAAATGCTACTACAATCAATACATCATCAATTGTAATTAATGATCCACTGATATATCTTGGAAATAACAATTTCATTTCAGACACTGTAGATATTGGTTTTATTGGTCATTATAACAATGCGGGAAATGCCCATACAGGTCTAATTCGTGATCCTAATTTGAAGGAATATATCTTCTTCAAGGACTATACTCCAGAAGTAGAATCGAATAATCTGATCAATATTGCTGATCCATCATTCGCTAAAGCAAATGTTTACGCTGCATACTTCAAGGGCAATGTTGTTGCAAATACTGTAGTAATCAATGGAACAGATATTGTATCATTCGCAAACAGTGCATACAATGTTGCCAATTTAGCATCAGCTAATTCAGTTGCTCTTCAGGGAGCAATGAATACAGCTAATTCAAATATTTCAGCAATCCAAGGTGTTGATGTTACCCAAAATACATGGATCAGTTCTAATGCAGCATTTACACAAGCAGCATATAATCAAGCTAATACAGGAACAACATTAGCACAGAATGCATACAATTGGGCAAATACTGTAAATGTATTCACACAAGCTGCATATGCACAATCCAATTCTGCTGTAGCAAATACGATTACAACTCAAGGTGTTGACGCTACTCAAAATAGTTGGATTTCGTCAAACTCTGCTTATTCTCAAGCAGGTTTTGCTGTAGCGAACTCTGCTTCATCGAATACTATAACATTACAAGGTGGATTGAATACTGCTAACACAAATATCAGCAATATTCAAGGTGTAGATGTTACCCAAAATACATGGATTAGCTCAAATGCGGCATTTACACAGGCAGCATTTAATCAAGCAAATTCGGCAACTTCTAATACAATCGTAACTCAAGGTGTCGATGCTACACAAAACACTCTGATTACTAATATTCAAAGTGTTGATGCTACACAGAACACATGGATTTCAGCAAATTCTGTATATTCTCAAGCAGGATTTGCTGTAGCAAATTCAGCATCTTCAAATACTGTGACTCTACAGGGTGGATTGAATACTGCAAATGCAAATATTGCAGTTTTATTTGGAATAGAAACAACGCAGAACACATGGATCAGTGCTAATGCAGCATACACTCAAGCTGCATATAATCAGGCTAACTCTGCAACCACTACTGCTCAAGCAGCATTTAATACTGCAAATACTGATGTAACTAATATATCAATAGCTGGTGGAACATATGGCAGTTCATCATTAGTTCCAGTCATCACTGTTGCAGCTAATGGTAGAATTACAGCAGTATCTAATATTGCAGTAACAGGTGGTGGAGGTGGAAGTGCTAATGGTTACAACACCACATATGCACCATATTCAGGAATCTTATATGCAAATGCATTTGGATCTGTAGTACAAACATCAGGAAATATAACACTACCTTTGGCAAGTGCATCATCGGCTGGCGGAAAAATTAATTTCTACAGTCAGGGTACATATACAATAACAGTAAATAACATATCAACAGAATTCATTTATTCTGGATCAGGTTCTGTTATTGGAACATCAAACAGATCAGTAACTTTGTATGAAGGTGAAACTTTAGAACTAACCACTCGCGGTGGAACAGAGTGGGATATTACAGGTGGAACTGCTGGTCTGAAGTATCAACCACAAGCGAATGTTCGTGTAATTTCTTTTTCTGATGGAACAACACAATCGACTGCTGCATCTGGAGCAGCCACAGATCAAACTGCAAGAAATTTGGCAAATACTGCCAATGCTACAGCACAGGCAGCATTCAATACAGCCAATACAGCATCAGCAAATATCACTTCGCTATATGGTATAGAAGCTACACAGAATACCAGTATCACAAATATTCAAGGTGTAGATAATACACAAAATACATGGATTTCTGCAAATGCAGCATTTACACAAGCTGCATATAATCAAGCTAACACAGGAACAACATTAGCACAGAATGCATACAATGCTGCAAATTCTGAACCTATCGGAACAGCAGCATTCGCAAAAGCCAACTCAGCAAATGTTCTTGCACAGGCAGCTTTTGACAATTCAAATACCAAATTTAGTTCTTCTGGCGGAACAATTTCAGGATCAATTTCTGTAACACAAGATGTAACTGTCACAGGAAATCTAAATGTTCTTGGAACATCTACAACAATCAATACTTCTTCCGTTATTCTGAACGATCCTCTGATTTATCTTGCAAACAATAATTACACTTCAGATGCCGTTGATATTGGATTTATTGGACATTATTATGACACTCAAAATGCACATACAGGTCTAATTCGTGATCCTAATCTGAAAGAGTATATCTTCTTCAAAGGATACACGCCAGAAGTACAGTCAAACAATCTGATAAACATTTCAGATCCATCTTTTGCATATGCTAATGTATACGCTTCTTATGTGAAAGCAAACATTATAGGTAATAGTGTTGTCGTAAATGGAACGGATATTGTTTCATTTACACAAGCCGCATACAATTCTGCTAATACAAATGCTACAAATATTACAAATATTCAAGGTGTAGATACTACACAGAACACATGGATTTCTGCAAATGCGGCATTTACACAGTCAGCTTACAATCAAGCAAATGCGGCGTTTAACAAAGCAAATACTGGCGGAACGGGTTCTGCATTAGTTTATACTGCATCAAATACAAAACCATCAACTGCGAATACTGGTGATCAATGGTATTATATTGCAGCAGATGTTCTGTATGAATATATTACAGACGGAACAAGCAATACTTGGGTAGATATTACAGGTCCAACAATTGCTACAAACTCAAGTGTTATTTCTTCAAACACATATACTGCACAGTATCTTTTGTCCGGAACAACTACAGGAAATACTGCAACCGAAATATTCATCAATGGAGTATCTGGCGCAAGAGTTCCTATTAGCGCAAATGTGGTTAATTATTATACAGCAGATGTTGTTGCTAGAAGAACAGATACAACAGGAGAATATGCAGCGTTCATGTTGAAAGGTGCGGCGTCAAATACTTCTGGAACAGTCGCTGATGTGGGTTCAATTTATGAAATTGTTGTTGCAAGAACAGATTCAAATTACCTATCTGATGTTCGTGCAAATAATACATATAAATCGATAAATATGTATGTTACTGGTGATACGGGTAGAACAATCAATTGGAAAGTCATTGTGACTGTCCTAGAGGTCTGACATGGCACAGAGAACACGAAGTATTCTTATTGACAGCACACTTGGAAAAATATTTACTGGCGTTACAGATGTTGCAAGTGCATCGGCGTCAAATTTGATTGCAGGAGCACAAAGATCCACAAAGACATTTGCAACAGCAGCAGCAACAAGTGCCAGAGTTGCATATAATTTGTCTGGTGGTAATGGATTGTACATGGGGAATAATGGAATCCTCACCAATGTGTCAATGACTGTTGCAACTGCACCGATAGGTGCTGCCATTATTATTGTTTTGAAAAAAGGTGCAACTTACGCAACTTCTTCAGTTATTGGAACATACAACATACCAAATGGATTATCATCATCAAGCAATCCAGTCTCAATATCATTTCTGTCAACAGATTATTTTTTCATAGATATAACACAAGTTGGTTTAACAAAACCGGGAAATGGACTAATTATTCAATTAGGTTACTACGCAGGATATTAAAATGACAAACGAAGAAATCAAAAAACATTTTGCACGAGATATCGTATACCAATTTAATGGAAAACCATCAGAACTACATGAATTGATGGTTACATTGCAAACAAATTATAGCGTATTATCTGTACAAGATGTGCTGTACTTTATTGCGGATGTTGAAATTTCTGATTCTAATGTAATCGTACTGGAATAAAAGGGAAACAATCATGTATGTAAAGTTAGTTAGTTCTGGTGCGATTCCTGCTATAGGCGCAATGAGAGATATCGGAAGACTCATTACTTCTGCTTCGCCGAATGTAGCATCCTTGGGTGCATTCAGCACAACAAGTTCCATTGTGATTGACAGTACACCTGCCGGTTGGACATATGTCGGAAGCAACAATTCTTTGGATCAACCAAATATTGCAAACACTGCTGCAAGCACAGCACAGCCCATTCAATCCACATATTACAACTTGTGTTTTTCTTCACCAACACTTGCAAATAATTCTGTTCTCAAATATTGCGCCCTTGAAGTATCTTTAGCTTCAAATACTTCCACAACAACAACAGCAGGTTCAGGATTTAATTTATTTGGTGCATCTGGTGCAACATCATTGGGTGTAATAACAAATGGTGGAGCAAGGTCAGGATTTACCGCTTCATCAGCATATTTTGTTGATAGAATTTTACCAACATCTTTAGCCACAACTTATCATCTTATTGCAAATCCACAACATATAACGATTGTTTATGAAGGCAATGGTTTGGTTGGTGTTTGGGAATCTAGTCAAACAGATGCACATACTTTTTATAATTCTGCACCGATGGTACAATATTCACACATAAGATCAAATAATTATACTTGGTCAGCAAACACAGGTTTTTCTAATGCGAATGCTAGTGGCAATCCTATAGGGGCACGTGGAGGTACATTTAATATAACAGATCCAAATACAGGAACAAATTACGGAACATATGATATAACTGAAGGCGGTACTATAAACACACTGTCATATTATCAGCCTATGACAGGCCTACGAACAAATAGTTCTAGTGCATCAGGACTTCCAACTTATCAGATAACACCAGTTTACTATTCTGCATCAACAAAAGGATATCCAACTCAATTTGTTACAGGAGTTGTTCCAATTTATTGGTGTAATGCAGGTTTAGGAAATACTGGAGATACCGTAACTGTTGGTGCCGATACATATTATTATTTCAATTCCGGAACAGGTTTCGGTGTGTTGATGAAAACGAGTTGATAAAAAATGTCAGCACTTTTATGGAATATTAATAGTAGTGATTTATCGCATTTTGGAACATATGCAAATACTGTTTCTAATTTAGGACAAGCTACTGTTCATAAATCTGTCACAGTTTCATCTAATGATATTTTTCATGGAAGTACATATATAAAAATTCAGAGCTATTTTGGTGCAAATAATGCACTTAAATCATTGGCAGTTGCTGTCGATGCATTGACAGATCGTACAATAATCGGTTCATCTTCAGCATACACAATATACTAATATGTCATTTCCAATAAGTCCATCAAATAATCAAACAGCAATTGTAAATGGTATCACATATATTTACAATTTACCAAATAATACTTGGACTAGAGTATCAATTGTCAATCCTGCAAATTCTGCATTTATTCAAGCTAATGCCGCTTTTGCACAAGCCAATTCAGTATATGCACAATCCAATACACAATCGGGTACTATCACATCAGCTTTTAATCAAGCAAATACAGCTTTCACTCAAGCAAACGCCGCCTTCGGGGCCGCAAATAATGCTTCTTTAGTTGGAATTTCTGCTGGTAATTATGCAAACGGTGCTTTTGCACAAGCTAATGCAGCATTCAATACAGCAAATACTGATGTGACTAATGTATCAATCACTGCTGGTTCTTACGGCAGTGCGGCAATAGTTCCTACTGTAACTGTTACAGCAAACGGCAGAATATCAGCGATATCCAATACAACAATTGCTATTCCTGCTTCTGCTATAAGTTCTGGTGTATTGAATTTTTCGCAGGGTGGTTCAAACGCAACATCATATACTACAGGGGCATTACTGACAAGTAATGGTACTGCGATAATATCATTAGCAAATACAGGAACTGCCGGAACATATGGTAACGGTTCGATTATTCCTGTATTGACTACAGATGCATATGGAAGAGTTTCTGCTGTATCCAACACATTTATTGGGGGCACAACACCCAATGCATTGACAATGACCAACGCAACAGCAGCATCTTCTGTTGGAACTGGTGCATTGACAGTTTCTGGTGGTGTTGGTGTAACAGGTAATTTGTATGCAAACTCTGCATATTCAAATAATTACTTCATGCAATCTGGAAGTAATCTTGGAACAGCTTCCATCACATTCATTATTGACGGTGGTGGTTCAGCAATTACAACAGGTGCTAAAGGTGATTTGACAATTCCATTCAACTGCACAATCAATAACTGGACACTTCTTGCAGATCAATCAGGAAGTATTGTTATAGATATCTGGAAAACAACATATGCAAATGCACCACCTGTTGTTGCAAATACTATAACAGGAACTGCATTACCAACACTAAGCACTGCATCTAAAAACACAAGTTCAGTTTTAACTGGATGGACTACAACAATTACTGCTGGTGATGTTCTTCGATATAATGTCAACAGCATTTCTACAGTGACAAGAACTACTCTTTCATTACAGGTGACCAAGACATGATTTGTAATTGTGCTGTGATAGATTTATCAACTAATTATGTTTTAGATATGATTGTAGCAGATCCTGATGTGGACATTCCATATCCTAACACTATTTTAGTACAAATTCCAGAAAATCTTACAATAGACACATCTTGTACATGGACAAGTTCTACTGGTTTTGTTTGTGCAATCAATACACAATCTGAATAGCAATGGCAAATAAAATAGTTTTTCTGACAAGTGGCACTACTTGGACCGTACCAAATGATTGGGATAGCACAAATAACACAATTGAAGTTATTGCTGCTGGTGGTGGAGGTGCGACAGCTACAACTAGTGGAGCGGGTGGAGGTGGTGGAGGAGGTGGATATTCTGCAATATCAAATTTGACATTGACCATAGGCAATTCAATTTCTATTGGTATTGGTTCGGCAGGAGCACTTTCAGGAAATGGTGGAAATACATGGTTTAATGGTTCTAATGTTGCGACCTCATCTGTTGGTGCTATTGGTGGCACAGGAGCTTCTGCAACTGTAACAGGGGGTGCCGGAGGAGGCACTACAGGTGCTACGGGAACAACAAAAAATGCTGGTGGCGCAGGAGGAACTGCTGTTAGCGGAACAAATAGAGCGGGTGCTGGTGGTGGTGGCGCTGGTGGAAAAAATGGAGCAGGAAAAGCGGGAGGTGCAGCATCAGGAACACCAACAGGCGGAGCGGGGGGTGGTGGAACAGGAACATCAGGAACTGCTGGTGGAGCAGCAACTACAAATACTAACGGTGCAACTGGTGGTAATGGTCCAGCGGGAACTGGTGGAGGTACTGGAGGTACTTCAGCGGCCGCGGCAGGTAGCGGAACAAATGGTGGTGGAGGTGGTGGAGGAAACGGTAACCAAGGCGGCGCAACTGCTGCATATTATAATGGTGGCACAGGAAGTGCGAACATAGATTATACTTCAACTTTAGGTGCTACTGCCGGAGCAGCAGGCGGCGGCGGTGGAGGTGGAGAATCCAGTTCCGCACCAATAACAGCAGGTAGTGGAGGAAGTGCCGTAAATTATGGTGGAGGTGGTGGAGGAGGAGGCAAAGCTGGAACAACTTATGGTTCCGGTGGAACGGGTTCGCAAGGTATCATTGTCATAACATATAACTCACTATTTACCGCTGTTCCAAGAAGTTACGGATTCATCATAGGTTAGAAGTTCTCTTATTAGATAAATAGAGAATAATAGGAGATATGCATGTCTACAATTACAACCAGAAACGATTTCAAAGCATATTGTTTGAGAAGACTAGGTGCACCAGTCATCAATATCAATGTAGACGATCAGCAATTGGAAGATCGTATAGATGATGCCATTCAATACTGGCAAGATTATCATTTTGACGGCACTCAAAAATTCTATTGGATTCATGCAGTCACACAGACAGACGTCAACAATAAGTATTTGGACGCATCTCAAGCAAAAGATTCTAGCAATAATAATGTAAACATTATTGGTGTTACAAGAATATTTCCACTTTCAGATTCACAAGCTACGATCAACATGTTTGATCTGAGATATCAACTTCGTTTGAACGAATTGTATGATTTCACATCAGCATCATACATCAATTACACATTAACACAACAACATCTTCGCTCACTAGAACTCCAGTTTACAGGTGAAGTTCCTATTCGTTGGAATAGAACAATGCAAAGATTGTTTATCGATTGGGGTTGGGGAGCAAGTGAAGCTCCTGTTGGTCAAATTGTAGTCTCAGAATGTTATGGTGCAATCGATCCAACATTATATCCAAATATGTGGAATGATCGTTGGTTAAAGGAATACACAACAGCACTATTCAAAAGGCAATGGGGTCAGAATATGATGAAATTTGGAGGAATTCAGCTTCCAGGTGGAATCACATTGAATGGAAAAGAAACTTTTGACGAGGCAACGCAAGAAATTACAGCACTACATCAACAAATGGAAACCCAATATGGCGCTCCATTGGAATGGCTAATGAACTAATATGCCAGTATCTCCATATTTCAATAATTATGATGCTCGATATAACGAGCAACTATTAGTAGAAAATCTTATAACTGAAAGTATTCAGATTGCAGGATTTTCTGGATATTATTTACCAAATGACAATGATATTGCGCGAGATTTACTATATGGTGAAGATCCAGTGAAGAAATTTCAGACAGCATTTCCTTTTGAAATGTATCTTTCGTCTGCTCAAGAATATGGTGGTGAGAAAGAGTTCTTCTCTAATTTCGGATTAGAAATCCGAAACAAAGTGACAGTGATCATTTCAAGGAGAGCATTCTCTGAAAGAGTTCCGCAAAATACTTTCACAAGACCACGTGAAGGTGATCTCATTTTTGTACCATTTTTGAATGGTTATGGAGAACTTTACGAAATTACTTTTGCTGATCAAGACAAGGATTTTCATACTTTGGGTAGAAGAAATCCATATTACTATGAATTGCATCTAGAGAAATTCAAATATTCACAAGAAGTTATTGCAACTGGAATTGATCAAATTGATGAAGCAGTTACAGAATCTGCATACACACTACATCTCACAACATCAACTGGAACAGGCAATTTCCAAATTGGAGAAACAGTGTTCCAATCTGACAATACGATTCAAAATGCAACAGCACAAGCAACTGTTCAATCATGGATACCAACTGAACACATATTGTCTGTAACGAACATCAAAGGCGAATTTATTGATGGACATACAATAATTGGACAAACAAGCAATGCACATTATCTATTATCGACATTTGATCCAATGGAATCACCAGCTATCTATGAACCATATGACAATAAAGTAATCGAGACTTCAGCGAGTACGATCATAGATAATAGTGAAACTAATCCAATCGGTGGTCTGTAATGTCTAATACAACATATTACAGAATGATTAGAAAGATTGCAATTGCTTTTGGTGATCTTTTCAATAATATCACTCTTGTCAGATATAATCCAGATGAATCTGAACAGGAGCGTTTCCTTGTTCCGATTGATTATGCAACCAAAGAATTATATGTAATGCGTCTTCAAAGTGATCCAGATTTGAACAAAAAAGTCATGATGGCATTGCCTCGCATGTCATATGAGTTATCTGGAATGAAATACGATTCTTCAAGAAAACAGATAACAAATACAAAGAATTTCTACACAAATCAGAATACTTCAACAACAAGCTATCAATACGCTCCAGTGCCTTATGATTTTTCATTCAGATTGTATTTGTATGTAAGAAATATCGAAGATGGCAATCAGAGTATTGAACATATTCTGCCATTCTTTGCACCGGACTATACACTTAAAGTAAATCTGATCCCAGAACTCGGTGTTGTCAAAGAAATTCCTGTAATATTGAATACCACAGATTTCAATATCGACTATCAGGGTGATATGAATGCTGATACAAGAATCATTATTTGGACATTAGATTTCACTGTCAAAGGATTCATCTTTGGTGCTCAAACTGATAATGCTAAATTGATTCAAACTTCAATTACAAATGTATACAATGACATTCACGGAAGTCAAAATGTCGTATTCAATATGAATCCAAGTGGGACAGGTGATTATCAGATAGGTGAAACAGTATATCAAGGAACACCATATGAATTATCATACACAAAAGCCACTGTTGTCGCATGGAGTAAATTGAATCATCAGCTTTATGTCAAAAATCTTGTGGGAAATTTTGTGTCGGGCCAACCTGTCATAGGTGTAAATTCAGGAACATCGATAACATTCACAGATTTCAAAGTTGAACCATTACTCGATGTGCAAATTGTCGCAACACCAAGTGGGACTACTATAACAGAATATAAATGGTAAATTGAAATGAACACTTTTGAAAAAAATATGGAAGAAATTTTTGATGTTACACCTATGGCAAGCGAAAACTTTGTTGTTCCTGCTGTGGCCAACATAAAAAATGATACTAATTTAGAAGAAGATTTGAATGATGCATATGAGCAAACTAAATCGAATCTTCAAGAATTGATCGATTCTGGTAAAGAAGCAATGCAAGACATGCTACAGATTGCCAGAGATGGGCAACATCCAAGAGCATTTGAAGTTTATGGCACACTATTAAAGAATGTGGTAGAAGCCAATAAAGAACTTCTCGCAGTGCAAAAACAAATGCGAGATATGGATGGTGTCAAAGCCACAAATAACACAACTATAGATAAAGCGATCTTTATTGGAAGCACTTCTGAATTGAACAAGTTGATTAAAGGCAATAAATGACATTATCAAAAGTTTCATATAGAGATAATCCACTGCTCAAACGAGCAGGAGTAAAGATCAATTTCTCTCAGGAACAGGTAGAAGAGTACATAAAATGTGCGCGTGATCCTGTTTACTTTGCAGAACATTATATCAAAATTGTCAACGTTGACAGAGGTCTAATGCCCTTTGAGATGTGGCCATTTCAAAGAGACATGATTCGTTTGTTTCATGAAAATCGATTCGTTATCACGAAATGTCCTCGACAAGTGGGTAAAACTACAACTTCTGTTGCTTATCTTCTTTGGCTGACGCTTTTTACAGATACACAAAATATTGCAGTTCTGGCAAATAAAGGCGCACTTGCCAGAGATATTCTTGCAAAATATCAGCTTGCATACGAAAATCTTCCAATGTGGCTGCAACAGGGTATCGTGCAATGGAACAGAGGCAATGTTGAACTTGAAAATGGCTCAAAGATTCTTGCAGCATCCACATCTTCATCAGCAATTCGTGGTGGATCATATAATGTAGTATTTTTGGACGAATTTGCTTTCGTACCACCAAACATTGCTGACGAATTCTTCAATTCTGTTTATCCCGTTATCTCTTCAGGTAAATCGACCAAAATTATCATGGTTTCTACGCCAAACGGCATGAATCTATTCTACAAGATGTGGATGGATGCCATTGGAAAGAAAAATGAATACAAGACTTTTGAGATTCACTGGTCAATGGTACCAGGAAGAGATGCGAAATGGAGAGAAGAAACAATTCGAAATACATCGGAAGAACAATTCCGGCAGGAATTCGAATGCGAATTTTTAGGATCAACAAATACACTGATTTCCGGATCAAAACTCCAACAATTAGTATATAAAGATCCAATATATGAACATGATAAAGTGAAGATTTATGAGCATCCGATCAAAGAAATAGAT